TGTAACGCAAGGTGTCTGCTTTGCCGACACGTCCGATGGGCCGGTTCTTTAAGACCCGGATGGTGGACACGTCAGGATTGTCACCCTGCTGGTCCCGTTCCAGCCCGATGACGCCATCGGAAAGATGCTCCAAGGCACCGGACCCACGGAGGGCATCCAGAGAAAGCCGTCTCCCTTCCGTGTACGCCCGGCCATCCTTGGGCCGCTTCAGGTGGACAACGGCAAGAACACCGACACCCGTCTCCTCGGCCAACGACCGGAGCTTGGTCATCAGCCGGTCGATGGTGCGGCGTTCACTCTCACCGATTTCATCGAGCCCGGACACGACGATGCTGATGTGGTCGAGGACGATCCAGTTGACACCATGACCCACGGCCAGGAACCGTATCTTGTTCATGAGGGTTGCAAGATCGACGCTGCCCCAGTGGTCGTAGAACCAAAAGCGGCCCGAACCGACCGTGGCTTTATAGGCGGACTTGATGTCCGCCAGGTCGACACCCTCCCGGGTGAGATGAATGGGCCGGTTGAGGTGAATGCCGATGTACCGCTCGGCGTTCCGCTTCACCGATTCCTCCAAGGCCAAAACGCCTATCTTCTGCCCGTGTTCCATGGCGAAGTGGTAGGCAATCTCGTTGACGAGGGTGGACTTCCCGATACCGGAACCCGCCGTGAACAAGTAAAGTTCACCGGTTCTCAGGCCGAGAAACTTCTGGTTTAACTCGGGGTATGGTGTTGAGAAGCCTGCCTTCGGGTCTTCCTTGATGATGTCCCAGAGTTCCGTGCCAGGCACGATGCCGTCAGGCCGATACTCCTTGGCCTGGAAGATAGCTGTAGGGATTTTGGCCCCTTCGCCAGCCAGGAGGTGTTCGTTAGCATCCTTGGCTCCACCGTAGGACATGACCTTGACCTTACCAGGGGTGAACAGGACAGCCGCCTTTTCAACGGCCTCCCGGCCCACCTGGTCGTCGTCAAAGGCCAGAACGATTTCCCGGTAGCCCTCCAGCCATTGCAGGTTCCGACGCAGGTCACGGACCGCACCGCCTGCTCCGTTGGGGAGCGACACCACAGGCCACTTGTGTCCCATGACCTGGCTGATGGACATGGCGTCGAGTTCACCCTCGGTCACGATGACCCGCTTCCCGGAAGCTGGCCACAAATGCTGTCCAAAAAGCTCCAGGCCCTTTGGTTGGCCGAGCCAAAGAAATTCTTTGTTCTCGAACCGCAGATGTTGGGCGACTACGACATTTCCCTTGCGGTAATTAGCGACGTGGACCCATTGTCCTTTGTACTTAGCAACCCTGTAGTCGAACTTAGCGCAAGTCGCCTTGGTAAGCTTCCGTGGTTGCAGTGCCGCTAGCTGTCCGCTGAGAAGCTTCCCGGAAGTTTTCTTGTGCTGCTTCTGCTGTTTACCTCCTGTATCTTCCGGTTGGTCTGTGGTTTCGCACGAAAAGCAGTGTGCGTGTCCATCATCGTACAGGACATAAGCATCCGAGGAATTACAATGAGGACAGGGAGTCTTCTCGACCATTTCAGATGTATGTACTTCAGTCAATGAACGACCAGACTTTCACCCGGTGTTTCACACGGTGCCGCTTGATGATGCTCCCATTGTAGTAAACCCACACCGACTTGAGGTTCTTTTTGGCGACCTTGCAGATGTGGGGAGTCCCTCCGATGTAGCATTCCACGGTCATGGATATGCCCCTTTCCCTCTACAGTGAAAACCAAAAGGAGCGCACCCCTCGATGTGAGAGGTGCGCCCCGTGGCGTTTTACTTCTTCATCAGAAAGTCCAGGTTGGGGACCACTTCCAGGTCGTCGACATGGACGATAAGATGTGCAGCCGGGTCTTCCAAGAAAGCCACACATATTTTGTCCTCGGCGAAAAAGTCTTCCGTAACGACACCGAGTGTGGCCTCAGTAGGGTCCCAGCCGCCGACCTTCGGTTCCCGTTTGCCCCTCCGCACGTCCTCGACGAAACGCACGATGTCCCCATTCTGGAAGTGGTGTGAAGCATCCTCCACCTTCTCCATCTCCGGAAGATGGGCATTCCAGCTTTTATGTTTCGGGTAATACACCCTGGCATGGTCGCCGGAGATACGGGTGATGACTCCGACGTCACCGCAGGTCACGGCACCCCAACCATACTTGGGTGTTTGCACGTCCGAACGGACACGCACCTTGTCTCCGACCTTGAAGACAGGTGCCGCGACCAGTTCGGGAGAAACAAACGAGTACGCTTGGTTAATGGCGGGGAAGTACACGCGGATCAGGTCATAACTGTCCCGCGTCTCGTACACGGAACGGACGACACCTACGCCCGCCTCCTCCATGAGGGGGACGTAGTTGTAAGCAGCCCGCTTATAGGCCAGCACATGGGGAGCGATGTACACGCTATCGCCCACGTTGAATTGCTCCTTCTGCGCTTCTACAGCGGGCAGGAGTTCTTCCGGTATGAACGTGTAGATTCTGTCGATGTTCGGGAACTTCACGATGATATCGGTTGTACGACTGTACCTTCCGGTCTGTACCTCCATCACGATACCGACCCCCGCGTTGTCCATGTCCGTGGTGTATCCGTATTTGAACTTCTTGTTCTCGATGTGCTCGGGATGGATGACAACGTAGACACCTTCGGTAAAAGAAACCATGATGTACTGCCCTTTCTTTGCCAGTCGTTCAGTTGTGGATGTGTGGAATGGTTGATGAAGGTGCTACATGGTCTTGGAAGCCAGCCTGTATTCGGCGTACTGGTGTCCGGCGGGGGAACGCCGACGAAAGGTGACGATGTTCATGCCTTCCTTCTTCAGCTTGTAAATGATTGCGGCCAGCCGGAAGATGCGGGCGTCGGCCAGAGCCTTTGCCGGGGTGATAGGCTCACCGGATTGGAGAACACGACGAACGTAGTCTTTCTGCATGGTTACACTTGCCTCCTCAAAGTCCCTCCTTCGGCGGCTCTTCAAGCCACTCCTGGGGAACTAGTTTGTCGGCGTACTTGAACCCGTACTTCTCGCACCAGTCCGCATAGGAAGTCGGACTGCCTTTACGTAGTTTCGTATTGGAATTGGAGAAGATAAACCGCACATCAAGCCGAGGGTTGCTGTCCCTGAAATGGAGATGCTTCTTCCGGTCGGCAGATGTGAAGCGTCCTTTTGCTTCTATGAGGATGCCGTTGGGTAAGATAAAGTCAGGTCTGTAAGTGCGCCGCTCTTCAGGTTGAATGTACGCAATACGTTTTGCTTCGTACTGCGGGTCGATGCCGCGAGCTTTCAGGTCGTCGGAGATGCGCTTCTCCAGCCCGGAGCGGAAGCCGTCCGAGCGTGGAGAAGGCCATCTGGATTTGGGTTTCACCAAAGGGTGGTTTAGAAGGGGATGTCGTCGGGATTCATGTCGTCCGAGTCCACCTCTTCGGGCTGGCTGGCGGTGGAAGAGGCGTCAAAACCTTCTTCCTCAGCGAAACCGTAGGCTTCGGCACCCGCACCGAACTCGACAAGGTCGATGATTTGCACGGCAGTGAGTTTCCAGGTGACGCCTGCCTTGTGCAGAGCCTCCATGTGGAAGGGCTTGAGATAGCCAGCCATGCGGATGGTCGAGCCGTTGCCGACCAGAGGCGGGTTTTCTATCTTCCTGCCTTTGGCATCGAACACATCGATCTTGATGTCGTGCCAGTTGCCCCTCGCATCCTTGTAGCCAGTGTTGGCCTGAGCCTTGATGATGATGTTGCCGGTAGGTTCCCCGTCCTCGTTGTATTCCTCCTCGTAGGGGACATGGAGTTCCATCTTCTTTTTGGCGGCAGGCCTGGCCTTGGCGTAGTACTTGTCGAACGCTTCCTGGGCCTCCTTCTTGAGCTTCTCCAGGAAGTCCTGGGCCTCGTCCTCGGGCAGAACGACGTTGCATTTCCACTTTTCCGCCCCGTTGAACTCGTCAGGCTTGGTGATGTATGCCCACAACGCCGTGCCCTTGGGGCTGGTAACCTTCGTGAACGACTGTTTCTTTTTTCCTGCGACCATTGTTCTCCTTTCTACAATAGGGGGAATTCCCCAAGTGTAAGGTCCGTGGGAGCCTCCGGGTCGACCACGCCTTGGCCCACCATACCCAGAACGGCTTCCCACACGGCGTCAGGATCAAAACCCGACGCCACACATTTGAACTGTGTCGCCACGTCAAACGGTTCCCCGTCACAGACCGCCGCGACTTCATGCGCCAGGAGTAGGATGGTTTTCATGTGCCTTTCTCTCCTTCGTATTTAACACGCAAGCGTGTAGTTTAAGCGAAAAAATAGGGACTCCTCTTCACGTCCTCCAACGTAAGGGACCCGTAGCCCGGGAGGGGCGGCACGTCCTTACGATACTTCTCAGGGAGTTGTGTTAGAAAATCATTCCTGAACCGGGCCAGGAGGTCCTCCGAGTGAATCGCCACGAACGCCTCCCGTAGTATCGTGTGAAGCACATCCACATCCGCCGCATGGCACCCATAGCTGTCATGTACCATGGCGAAATCGCGCAGACCTTTGGAGTTCGCCAACAATACAGTCTTCTGGAGGTGGGCCGCATCGAGAGAATGGATGTAATTTGGAGCGATACCGTTGGCTTGCGCCTTGCTGTCGAGTTGGTCCGTGTCTTCGGCGACAGAAAACTGAATACGCACCTTGCCGAACCAGGTATTGATGCGTTTGGATTTTATCTTGGTGGACTTCTGGAGAACGGAGTGCCCCATCGGCGTTGTCCACGTAATAGGTATCCCCGCCTTGGAGGCCACTCGCGCAATCTTCTGGAGCCAGTCCATACCCTCGACAGCGGCCACAACGACCTGCGCCATGGCCTTCTGAACGACATCAGCCAGATACCGGGATGCCGTAAGCGGTTCATCCGTGTCCAGGTAGTTGGACCCTAGTTTACTGATTTCAGCGTCGATCTGGTCTGTGTATCCGTAACTTGAGGCCCCGTAGGGAAGGGTCATGACGGGCCGCTTCACTATCTTACGGGTGACCTTACCGTGCCATACCGCCGCGTAAGAAGCCTTCTCCGGGTCGCTCAGGTCCTTCTCAACCTGTGCGGCTACGGCGTCGCAGACCTGCTGGTAGATATCCCTGGGTTTTTCACCCGGAACAAGGTTCACCGCACGGCCCCCGACTTCATCGCGGAGCAGAGCGGAATAATGCTGAAGGCCGTTGCAAGAGCCGTCTTGTCCGCAGGGGAGCTGTGACTTGAATTTTTCGCCTTCCCTACAGTAGCCCTCCCACTCGAAGCAGAAAGCGAGAAAAGGGAACGGCTCGTCGGCTTCTGTCCAGAACCTCTGCCCATCCAGAGGATTCCTGGCCGAATCCAGAATGGCTTCCTGGTTCTCCTTGACCCACCGCACCCGGTCATCGAAGCTGACTTTGTCGTATCCAAACGTGTTTGCACCGTGGACCGCCAGCCACTTCGCTCCGGTTTTCCCCAGGGTCTTACCCCGGGCGAACTGGAGGAGGCCCTTTGCGACCTGGTCCCCCTGCGGGTTCAGCCACGGTTGGACCGGGTAAGCACGACCGCGCCAATCCAGCGTCCAGACGTAGTAAAAGTCCCGGCCCTTGAACTTGTCGGCCAGCCAAAGTTGATGAAGGAGGGTCACTCGCTTGGACTGCGCCCGGTAGAAAGCATCATAGGTCTTGGTGCGGGCCATCTTCCACGCCTTCACCCGCTCCGGTTCCTCGACCTCCATCCGCTTCTTCTCATCCGCGTCTTCCCCCCATGGAGCAGGAGCGAGTTCCGCTTGGAGGGTCGCCATCGGAAGGCCGCCAAGACTGTTGCCTTCTTCCACAGCGACCTTCAGTACGTCCAAGACACGGTCGTTCACCTGCCAGGGGGTACTCTGGAGGATGTTGACTACCTTACACAGCTTGTGGAGGCCTGGGGACTTCCGGGCAACGTCCAGGACTTCCGGTTTGCGAGTCCGAAAGAGTTTCAGTCGGAGGTTACCCGCAGCCGTCAAAAAGCCGCCCCCAAACACGTCCCCCCAAGGTTCAGGTTCACACAGCATCGGTAAAAACACCGGGGACATCACCTTGCATTTCTCATGGTCCTTCTCAAGGCGGTCCAGGAGCAGTTGACTGGGGAAGAGTTGCTTGTACGGGTGTTTCTGGGGGCCAGAAGCCTTGATCCGTTGGCGGGACGACCCGATACGAAACAGGCCGGTCCCCTGAACCAGGAAGTCGATGAGACGTTGCCCAACATAGGCCCGGAAGACCTCCGACCAGTTCGAATCCTCGACACCCTGCTTATGACGGGAGTGCGTCAGCACCCGATGTCTGTAGGCCTTGTGTGCCGATTTGATGTTCTCCTCGATGACCTTGACATAACCAGGGTGGCTCTCCCTGAAACGCAGGTAGTCCAGGTGCCGCTCGATCTGCTTGCCAAGTTGAACGGCGACTCTGAGCAGAGGTTGAGGATTGGTCACGGAGTTGATACAATGGCGAAGCGTTAGGTAGGCCAAGTCGTAGGGGTCGATGAGGGACAGGACGTTTTTTGTCTGCCGGAACCGGGCCGCGCCATTCTGTTGCGTCAAGCACCACTCCTCGATGGACCGGGCCATCACAGGGACAGCGTCTTGGATGAGTCTTTGCTCTGGACGTAGGGTGTCCCTTTCTCCCCGTTCCATGGCCTTCTGGAGGTTTTTTTCGTACCGCTGGATGCCCAGGGCCATACTCTCTTTCTCCAGTTCGTACTGCTCCTGGAGGAGGGCATCAGGAATGCTTCGGTGGTGATGAGGGAACTCAGACATCATTCTCTCTTGGGTCATGCTGGTCGTCCTCTCTTTTGCGGGATAAACATGGAAGGCTCTATATAGTACATTCAGAAAGTACTTTAGGCAATACTTCCCCCCTCGCAGGTGAGTCGTGACTCCCGTCAGTTGAGTCCCGTCAGTATGTTTGGATGTGTGGGAAATTAAGCTGCTTACAGACAGAAACGGAGGGACTTAAAATCCCTTGGGGCGCGTCCCCGTGCGGGTTCGATTCCCGCCCCAGGCACCATGGAAGGGCAGTGTTAGCCTGATGGACTTCTCCAGGCTGACACTCTTTTTTGTCCCGTCATGTCCCGTCAGTCCCCGTCAGGCCGCAGGGCTATTCACGTTTAAGAGTTGGATTGCGTTTCCCAAATCGTCCCGGCGCAGGTGGCTGTAACGCTCCGTCATCTGGATGGACTGGTGCCCGAGGAGGTCCTTGACCGTGTACAGGGGGACCCCCTTCTGCACCAACCTGGAGGCGAAGGTGTGGCGCAGGGAATGGACGCAGAGGCCATCCCCATAGAGGCCCACCTTCTTGAGGGTGTCCTGCATGGTGTGAGACACATGGAACTTGGACATCCTGAAAGGGTGCCTCCCGTCACCTGTCCCGTCAGCCAGCCTCACCTGGAGAATCTCGCGGACCCGGTCGGTCATGGGAATCGCCCGGACTTTCCCCGACTTGACCTGGTCGCCGTACAGGGTGATGACTCCCTGCTCTAGATCGACATTCGCGGAGGTCAGGCCCAGGGCCTCCCCCAGGCGCATCCCTGTATCTACCAGCACTTCGTACAGGTCAGCGAGGTCGTCCTTCCCGGCTTCTCGGAGATGCTCCAGGACAGTCTCCAGTTCCTGCTCAGAGAAAAACCGGAGCCGGTGTTCGGCTTCCTTGAGGAGCTTGATGCGGGGCACCATGTCCACGACCTCCCACTCCTCCTGTGCCATCTTGAAGAGGGTTTTCAGGTTGGCGAGGTACCTATTCACTGTACCAGGGGCCTTGCCCGAGGCGACCAGCCAGTCCCGGTAGGAAGCCACGTCTTTGGCCTTGATGGATTCCAGAGGAGTGTCCGCCCCGAAGAACTCCAGGGCCTTGTGGAGGCGGCGGCGGACCTTCTCCCTGTCCTTCGTCCTGGCCCACCTGGTGGACATTCCCCGTTCCACGGCACCCTGGAGGGAGTGCGTGGAGACAGAGGAGCACTCCAGGAGGGCTTTCCGGCGGGCCTGGGCCTCAATCTCCCTGGCCTTCTGGGGGTCGGATGTGCCGGTGCTTTTGCACACCCGTTTTCCCTTGACCACGAAGTCCATATACAGGTTCTTAGAGCCTTTCCTATGGACAATAGTCATACGTCTATCCTTCCTTCTTGAACTCCCGGCACATCTTGTTCAGCCTGGCGACTACTTCTTGGCCTTTGGTGGTTAGGTAGTACTCCAGGTTCTTGCGGTTGTACGGGCTGTGCCTCGCTTCGACCAGCCCATAACCTTTGTCGATCCACTTACCGGACTTCGGAGGTGTCTCGACCATGAGCCGGTCAAGCTTGATGACATAAAGGAATATCAGGATGTGCTGGACTGGCACATCCTGATGAGTAGCTTCCCGGAAATACTCACACAGCCTCTGAAGAAACGTAATACTATCCATATCAACACCCTTTCCCTCCAGGAGAATTCATCCCATGTTCTGAGATGTGTGTCTTCTCCTTCTCGGTACACATAGATGAAATTTTTCGCCGAAATTTCCAGCTCAACCCCTGTACTTTGCTCCTGTATACGCATACTCCCTCCGAAAACGCAAGCGGTTTTTTGATGGAAAAGTCCACGGTATAGATATTGTAAAAATATCTGCGACGTGCCCACTTTAAACCAATAATGTGAAGAAGCATTTGTGTATCCCCCTAAGTTTCAGGTACGTGTATACTCCAATAGAACATATGTTCTATATAATGTCAAGGGGTAAATCTTCTTGCAAATCATTCCTAAAAAAGGGGGGCCATTTTGGTCGCTCCTCCCCTGCGAGGGGGGAAGACCCCCTGTAAGTGTTATCTGTAGGTATTCCTAAGGATACAGGAGGGAATACGAAGGGTATTCATTGTGTATACTGCAAAGTTTAGTACCCAGTGTACTCCCTCCCTTCCCTGT